AGCAGCACGCCGTCCGAGTTGTGCAGACCGGCGTAGCTGTCCGGGTTCTCCTCGGACCACAGCCTGCCTTCGGCTCCCCAGTAGCGCGAGCCCTTCTTGAGGTCACGCTCGACGAGGGATGTGAGCCAGGCGGCCGGGGTGAGCTTGGTCGCGCTGATCTCCCACCAGTGGGCGTTGATGACCATCGCGGCCCACTTGGTCAACTCGCCCCAGGTGATCGAGCGGAGCTGCTGCTCGCTGTTGGCGCTGACCATCACGCTCGATCCGATGCGGGTGGTGAGCATCCACAGCACGAGCCAACTCACCAGGGCCGACTTGCCGATGCCTCGGCCCGAGGCGGTGGCCAGGCGGAACACCTCATAGGCTTCGCGGGGCTTGTTGGCGCGGATGTGCTCGGCCATCTCACGCAGAATCTCGCGCTGCCATTTCCGCGGTCCGCGATGGTTGGCCAGCGGCGTGTTCTGCTCGCCCCACGGAAACGCAAACATCACGAACGCGAGCGGGTCGTCCGAGATGTGATGGCTCCAGAGCTGGGCCATCAGCATCTCCTCCTCGGCGGGGGCGTACCTCGGTCGCTGCGCGGGCATCAGTCGTGCTCCAGCAGCGGAGGCTCGTTCGGCTCGACGTCGATGACCTCCTCGACGATGGCCGACGCGAGCCGGCCGTTAGCCTGCTCAAGAGCAGACACGATGCTAATCGACTGGTTGAACTCGATCTGCTTGGTGTCGCCGTACTGCTTGCGGTTGTCCGCGCCCATGAGCCACTTGTAGGTGTCGATCTTGAGCTTGGACCGGGCTACGTCCTCGATGCTGTCCTCAGCCTCGGCAATCTCGATGATTCTGCCCGCCCACCACTCCGTGCGCAGTTCCTTCGCCTCCTTGTAGCGCTCGTAGCGCATGGAATCCTGCTTGATCCAGCGCCAGAAGGCGTCGTAGTCGAGGCCGCGCACATCTTCGACGATGACTGACTTGAGCGTGCGCCCCTTGGCCATCTCGGTCAGGACGCGCTCGAAGGTCTGCTCGAAGGTGGCGTGGAGCAGCTCTTTCGTGACCCTGCGACGTTGCGCCTGCTCTGCTTGGCTCGGGATACGCGAGGGGGCGAGCGAGGGTGTGGCCTGGGGATTGAGCCAGTCTGGGACGAGTTGGGTGAGCTGCTCCACGCTGGCGAGTGTAGCACGGGTGTATGTTGGCGCAAGCGGGGTAGGGGGTGGATTGGTGCAGGGAGGGATTGGTGCAGGGGTTAAAAATTTTTATGAAAAATTGGGTGCGGACCTTCCGTTTTTATTGGCCCATCGGCTCGGCCCTCCCTCCCCCCGGTCTCGGTGATCCCGCGCGCCCAGGGCAGCAGGCACCCGCAAGCCCGCGCGCCCAGATCACCAATGCACCATCCCGCACCCTGAACATTGGTGCACCCGTGGGGCATTGGTGCACTGGTGCGGGGGTGCGGGGGTTCTGAGGCTCGGGGATTGGTGCGATGGGGTGGAACGATGGGGGTGCGACAGTGCGACTTTTGACTGAAGGGAACCCCCTGTTGGATGATTAGTGCGATACTACAGAATTCACCCCCGACCCCCCGGATCCCAGTCACAGTGTCGCAGCCAACCCGCACTAACCCCCGCACCAATGCCAACCCCTCGCGCATCGCACCATTCCCCTATGCTTTACTCGGGCTTTAGTCTCGTGCACAATCCATCCATTGCATCGCATCCCGCGATGCACAAATCGGAGATACAGACATGACAAAGGGCCAGCAGCGCAACGCACAAACCGCCGAAAAGGCAATTCTTCTCGGGATGCCCGACATGGCGGCTCGTACCCTGTCAGCTGCGCACCGTGCAGCGATGCGCCAATCCGATAAGCGCGAGCTCGAAGCCCTCGCCCGTCGCCTCGGGGTTGACACCCTCCCTGACTGGATCATCTGCAACTAACAATCAACCCGCGCCCCTTCGGGGGCGCACACTCGGAGAACCGCACCGAGCTGGCCTAACCCCTTGGAGATTACGACCATGATCCAGATCACCCGCGTCGAAACCGCTTACCACGCGCCCGCCGACGACGGCGGCGATTACTGCCCCGATGGTGAGTCATCATCGACCGACGATAGCGTCAGCTTCCGCGAACTGGTCGACCTGCTGCGCGAACACTCGATGCCCTCCTGCAGCCCCGCGCGCGGCGAGCCTTATGAATGGGCCAGCAGCGAGCCCTATCAGGACCCCTACAGCGGCGAATGGACCGAGACGTCCGTTCACTACAGCCGCGCAAACCCCCCGCGCATGGCCAAGTATTGGCGCGCCGCCATGCGCGCCGCGGGCCTCGTTCGCGCCTAACCCGGAGAACCACACCATGAACCGAATCACAGTCAAAGACCTTGAAGCCCTCATCGCGCGCCTGAACCGCACCACGGGCTCGCCTGCCGAGCCGTACACCCGCGACGATACCGGGCGGTTGCGCGCTCAGGTCGGTTGCTACCATCTGAGCCGCGCCTACGGCGGGTTCGCCTTGCATCGCATGGTGAACGAATCCGGTGGCGTGTCCGAGCCCTTCTACACAGGGCATATCCCCGCGCGTGACCTTTACAACCGCATCCACGCCTACCTGATGGGCTACGAGGCGCGCCAGCATGAGCACGCCTAAGCCCCCATCGTGGCCTTTCCCGCCACGCCCCCTCGATTACCCCTCCCTCCCCCCTGACGCGCGGCCCGTGCGCGCGCCCAGGCCACCCCTGCCGGCCGAGCCGGCGCCGTTCTGAGGAGATCCGACCATGCACACAATCGAAACCCGTTACCCGGACGGCACGCGCGCCCGGTACACCCTCGCGCCAGGCTCCACCGTGCCCCTGCAGCTGGCCGCGCTCAAGCCCCTGCGCACGCGCTGGGCGCGCAGTGAGAAGCGCCTATTCCCGAAATGGAACCCGACCATGAGCACGGCCGACTACGTGCGCGCTTACTTCGCGCTCAACAGCCAGCAATTCAAGCTGCCAGCGTATCCGTCGCATGTAGACCATCTCGCGCTGTACGCGCCCCTGCCCGACCGGCCCGCGCCGTTCTATACGGGCGTGGATAGCGTGGAGGTGGACGAATGAGCATCCTTCTCGTATGCGCTTCGCTGGCCGTCATTTGGACCTTTTGCCCGTGGTGGCTCGCTCTGCCCATCACCCTTATCGGTTTGCTTTGTGAGGTGGACTAAATGGCATGGGCACTTCTCGCTGCACTAATCGCAGCATGCATCCTCGTCTCATTGGACCTATGAAATGACCATCGAACAAACCTCGAACGCACCCCCTGCGCCACGCGGCCCCGGGCGCCCGCGCACCATACCGCGCCGGGACACCGATGCGGCCCTGCGGCTGCGAGCCCTGCGCGAGCGCCTCGGGCTGACCCCCGGCCAGGCCGCCGCGTATCTCGGCGTACCGCTCGCCACATGGCGGCACTGGCACGACGGGCTGCGCGAGCCACCGGCCGCCGTCGAGCGGCTGCTCGACGTGCTCGGGGTTGTCGAGGCGCTCGCGCCCGACATTCACACTCGGCTGCTGCCGGAGCGTAAGGGCTAGGCTGCCGCCTGCTCCTCATCCCCTTCGGCCTCCATGTCGGGCGTGTAGCCCTTCACAATTCGCCGCTCAAGCTGAGCGATGCGGCGGCGCTCATCCTCTTGCCGCTGACGGGCCTTGATGATCTCGCGCCGCTGGGTCTTGAACGCACCCACGAGCGCCGGGTTGATGCGCCACTCGGCCTGGTGCAGGTGCTCCCGTGAGCCGTCGTCCATGCGCACCACCCACCCGGCCGCCTCCAGCTCCTGCATGGCGCCGATAACCATTCGGTCCTGCACCCATATGCTCTGCACCCGGTCGAGCCGGCGCCGCGCGCCGCGCTTGATGTCCGAGAGGGTCACGCTCTCGCGCCCATCGGCGTGATAGAGCAGCCAGCCCTGCACCCACTGCTCCATGCTCTCGCCGGCCACCTCGGCCAGCGTGTAGCGCAGCGCGGGGATGACGTAGCAGCGCACGAGGTCGAGCGCCCGCTCGAGCGTGGACAGGGGCACGCTCGGCGAGAAGGGGTCAAGCATGACGTGGAACAGCAACGCCAGGCGTGCCGCGGTCCCCTCCAACTTGCCGTAGGCCGTCAGAAAAGCCGGATCGGCCTCAAGCATCACCTCATCCCGCTTGGACTGCTCGAACCATAGTTGCCACTGGCGGAACCGCTCGAACGCCTCCGGGGCGAGCGTGTAGGTCTGCGCGGGCAGCGCGTACACCAGGCGCACCAGGTGCTCCCACGAGGCAGCGTGCGCCGACCGCCGAGGCTCCCCGCGTCGAGTGAGCCGGGAGTTCAGCACGCCCGGGATAAACCGCTGCAACAAGCCATCGGTCGCCAGCGCCTCCACGGCCGACTGGTACACCAAGGGCTGGATGTTCCCGTACACCGACACCGCCATGCACTCGG